CCGGTTTGTTGCTGAATAAACATTTGTGGAGTGCCTGAAACCAACTGAGTAAACAGTGACATTTCACCAGACAAGGTAGGAGTTGGGCTTGCATTGACTGGCATTGTTACCAATATATGTTTTCCCTGGCCAGTCGTACCATAATCGATATGATTCACCGCAAATGCAGTATCTATTGTTCCAAAGTTAGTCTGTATAGGAATAAGCGTTTGGTTTAAATTTTGCCCTGTATTAGGCGTGACTATTAGTGCCATATGTATCCTTAATAAGGCCAACCGCCGGGCCCGAACCAGCCGAAGCCGTAATTCTTGCCTTGCGTATAAATTGTTACCGTGCGCTCATTCGCTTGCTGCGTTAGTGTTGTTCTTAAACAAAGCCGCTCTTGTCGCTTTAATTCTGGAAGTATCTGATTAACTGAATCAACATCCATACGATCCTGAAATATAAGTCGGCTGGCGAGGTAAGCAATATATTGCCACCATTGTTCAAGGTCAGGAGACTGTCCATTGGATAGAAGTTCTGTAGGTCTTACATCAACTTCAATTTGTACCGAGTAAGTTTTGTCCGGAACAGGTCTAATAGTGAAAGTATCATTGTAATAAAGTACCGCTAATGGCTTGCCAGGCTGATATGCAATATTTTCTACCCATATAATTGCACCAACTCCTGTATTACGTGGGAAGAAGATAGTAAATGCGCCTGTTAAGTAATTAATGGTTCCATAAGGAGAAGGTAGCGTGGGTTGCGGATCGTTTGTTAACGACAAATATCCATTCACGTTATCAATAGGATAATCAACCAAAATCATGGATGTACCATTTTGATCAAGACACGTGAATATTACGTTGTTTTGGATAGATGGTGAAGCCATTATGGTACCGGTGAATGGTCCCGTTGCCCCATCACCACGTAGATTTGTATCTGCAATAGTATTTGTTTGAGGATAATATCCGTAGAATACATCGCGCCACTGAGTATAGAATCCTTGAATTCCGGCTAAGAATAATGGCGGATGTACGGCTATATATTTATTCTTGAAATTATACAGAGGATCAAGTGGATCTGTTGTTTCAGTAGCATACGTATCAACACCAGGCTGCGTATAGAACGTTAATGTCTGTCTCAAATTGAATAGACGCAGTTCTTCAGGAAAGTCATACAATACTGCAGTATTTATATATTGTTCTAAATCAGCATCAGACAATTGTGCAGTAGATGGAGTACGCGTTAATCTACGCGTCTTAATCTTTATCGCTGTAAGTGTTGAATCTGCCATTACTATTCTCCTATTATCTTTTTCTAATCACACTCTATCACTGTTTATTCATCAATAGGTAGTAGAACTTACTTCAATTATGAGGATTGTTCTGGACCAACGGGTGTTAGCACATTTTGTGTTGATTCTGTCAGGATGCTGTTTATTTCGCCTGTTGGGACACTTTGCGCCGGGGTAGCATAATTGCCTGGCTGCCGTGCTGGGATAGCAAAGGGCGTAAAATTAGTGGTATCTATTGGCATCGTAAAGGTAGTAGGGCTCGTAACAGTAATTGGTGCTAATAGATAGTTTGCTTCACTCATGCCAAAGCCATCTGGAATTACCAAACGCACAATGAGTCCTGTCAGATATTGGTGATTGCCTGGATTAACGCCATCAAATGTAGTGGTGATAGTGCAGGGAAATCCCTGTGTTATTGAAAGGATATTACGCATTGCCCGCTGATAGGTGGGATTTTGAACTGCATAATAACTCTGTGTGTTTGGTAATGCCATCGGATTCCTTTAAGGAGTTATAGTAACTTCAAGGATATTTGCTGGGCGCATATCGCCTTCATCATCCATATATTCAAGGCTATGAAATGCGTAGCGGTGAACTTTGCGAGATACTTGCATGCCTGCTGTTTTCAATCTACCATCAGCTGCACCTTGTCGTACGCCTTGTAGTCCTAGATCGTTTTGGCAGTGCTGATATTCACGATACCAGCAATTGTTATTCAGATGACGCGCTACACCACGAGGAAGTTGATAACGCTCACCATCAAGCAATTCATACTGAACATAATCATCACCGGGATAGCATTTGTAACTGAATAATACAGCACCGCGACCACCGGAAGTAGCTGGGTTTTCTAAGTTTTTGAATATTCCGGTTACCAGTTCTGCATCTCTATCACGCATGCGTCTAATTTGAGCTTGCGCTTCATCTTTTGTTATTTTTTGCGGGTTTAGTTGTTTGTTAACTACACCTGATTGTATTTCTGGCTTCTTCATTCATATTCCTTCTAAGAAAGGGGCACCGGTTAAGGCACCCCTATTTGATTAGTTGTTTGTCACACTAAATGACTTACCAGCAACCCAGTAAATTACGTCACCACTAGAGCCTGCAGGAGAACTTAATCCGCTAGCAAGAAGGATTCCGCGATAACCAGTATTGACAGTAGCATCACCAAGAATGTTCACATTCGCATAAAGAGCCGCAGCGGTGTTTTCACCGAAAGGTACTACTTGTGGGAATGTAGATCGAGGATCAGTAGTCAATGGATATGCAAATGCAGTGAATGAGCTAACATCAACTGCTACACGAATCGTGTTTTTAGCGCCAATAGCATCAGCATCACCAACGGCGATGATAGTTGCTTGTACGCCATCAAGTTGTGTCATACCAAAGGCAGTTGCAGTAACTGTCGGTATAACAAACCTAATTTCCTGACCAACCGTATAACCATGAGTAACTGAAAGAGTCACAATTGCTTGTGAACTTGTTACCGCAGGGTTACCAGCAGCAGCTGTACCAGCAGTAGCTACGCAAATAGCACTAATAGTACGGTTAACTGGATAGTAATACGGGTCGAAAGGAATAATTCGATAGGTACCACTTGTACCAGTCGTAATTGCATGCATATAGATTAGATCGAAGCTTGTGTTGAGAACAACGTTCGCTACGGACATATCCATACCACCAATTTGCTGAGCACCAAGTGGATTTACCAAGCGAACCACACCAGCTGGGTTATTAGCACCAACAATAGCAGTAACCGGAAGATTACTAGTATTAGCAGTATCGACTAATGGACCGCCATATGCGCCACCATTACCAACGATAGCGGTGAATGCAATAGGAGCACTTGGAATATTGACTGTAGAGTCAATAAGAGTGAACCCAGCATTTGCAGCAATCTGGCCAACGGTTAACGCGTTAGTGGTTTGAGTTTTCTTATAAACAACACCCTGACCTTGAGCCATACCTCGTTGCCAGTAGAACTGAGTACCCGCAGGGGTAGCAGCGCCAGCAGCATAAGAAGTGGTTTCGTTAAGAACCCACATATAGTCTAGGTTAGCCGGTATTTGAATGATTTGCGCAGCACCCGTAGAGGTGAAGCGACCTTGATTAGAACCTGAAAAAACTACAGACATTGTATCTCCTTATTGTAGCGTACAACGCATGTTAGTGATCCATAAATCGTTCAATATGCGAGGAACTTCAGCAAAAACATAACCAATTGTTACATTCTGAAATAAAGGATCCGAGAATACTGGTGGACGATATAAAAATCTTGCTGAGTAGTTATCTTGTTCGACGACGGCTAGAGATTCCATACCTTGGACGAAGACGTTATACACGTCATTTCCAAGAAGGGAAGCATTAGGAGTCACAGAAGCTACAGATGACAACATAACACGAACATTATTAATAGAACCCCACTCAGAACGCATTACTGCATTTTGGTTAGGATAGTTCCATTTGGAAATGAACCCATTAATATTGTTCAGGTCCTTTGACAACTTGGTATGACCAAGAGCCAAATAGGCATCACGGGTTGGACCGGTCAAATGCTGTTACTTTTGTGACCACTTTCGTGGCGGGATTCCCTCTTCGGAGATTCCTCTACCGGTTTCCTCGGTAGTTCAGACTATCGCATCACCTTTCGGTGTTTTCTCACTTAGTCGTTCAAGCTGCTTACCAAAATATTTATAAAAGAGGTCATTATGAATTTTTCGAATTTGACGAGGAATATCTTTGTAGCATTCTCTACACAAATGCAGTGAAAGCTTTCCAAAGAAACAAACAATGGATTCTGGACTATCACAAGCTCTACATTTATCAGTATTTTCTTCTGTTTTATATAAAGCTATTGAGTTCAAAAGTTCATGCTCTATTTTATAAGATTCCTCTTGGAGATCTTTTGTACAATCTTCACAAGAAAGAATACCTTCATAATATTTCTCTACCCAATCTACTGTTTCATCTTTATGACATCTCATACAATTTTTCATAAGCTTGCTCCTTGTCGCCGGTTAGCTAATTGCCACTACGGTTTCCAAGTCTATCAGAGAAAATTTTAATTCGGCACTGTGTTCACCGAATTTATCTTCTCCGCCGATTGAGTCGAGAATCATCCACGCATCGTTAGTTAACAATGTTGAAGTGACTTCATCAAAATCTGACAAAGAAAGATTGGTTGGAAGGTCGCCGTTATTACCACCAGTACAGTTGTACATAGTCGCCGTTGAAGCG